TGACGGTGGAGCGATTTATAGTCAGACTGGGACACCAAGCGCAGAGTTCTACGTATGGGGCGCACAGGTGCAACCGGGCAGCATTGTTGGGGAACTGATACAGACAAGCGGAACAATCAACACCAACACCCCTCGATTCGACTACGACCCAACCACGCTGACTCCTCGCGGGCTGCTAATTGAAGGTACTGCAACAAACCTTGTAACCAATTCGCAGAACATCACAACAGGTACTTGGACCGTCGGTGGAAACACTACCTTGACTGCGAATACCACCGAAGTTACTGACCCTGCGGGTGGAAACACCGCAACCAAAATTGCGCTTGCCGCGAGTGCGTATTGTTATAGAGCGCAACTGGTAACGGTTCTAGCAAATACCGCTTACACATTCTCATTTTGGATTCGCGGCACAGCAGGATCAACACAGCGAGTTTTCGAGTTTGGCGGTGGCGACTTGGTTTCGCAAACAATTCTCACGTACACGAATACTGGCTGGACTCGGGTACAGGTTCAATTCACATCGGCAACAATCACCACGATATTTGTGTATGTGTGCAGCAAAAGCACAAGCGCCGGTTCTAGTGATGTTCTTTATGTGTGGGGCGGACAACTGGAATTAGGTTCCGGTGCATCGTCTTACATCCCAACTGTCGGAAGCACCGTGCAGCGCACAGCAGATACCTGCATCGCAGCCAGCACCGGGTTTTCTTCATGGTTCACTGGCGGCACTACTGGCACCTTCTACGCTGATTGGTTTGGCGGTGTGCGAAACATCACTAGCACGGTTCGCACCGTGCTTTCCACTTCCGATGTAACGGGCCGCCATCTGCACCTTCAGCAAACCGCTGCCGCTGGAAACCTAAAGGTTGCAGATTTCGGGGCCGCCAATTCGGTGACCACATCCAACAGCATCACAAGAGGAGCGCGAACCAAGGGTGCGTTTTCGTTCAGCGGAAGCACCGTGAATCTGACCCTGAATGGTGGCACGGTTGCGACATCCTCAAGCATCGCGTTTTCGACCGCGCCAACCTGGCTGGTGTTGGGTGGAACTTCCACCAATGGAAGCACGATCACCGATGCCACGGTGCTACTGAATGGATCGATTCGGGCCATCAAGTATTGGCCAAGCGTCCTGCCAACCGCAACCCTTCAGAGCCTCACCACATGACCGATTACTACCTGCGATCCAACACCGAAACGCAGATGGCCGAGGCTTTCGCGGCCATCGGCGTTGATGTCCAGCGCATTGATGGCGAGTGCCACAGCCTGGACGGGCAGCGCATCGACATTGGATGGATTGGCCCCGTTACATGGATCGATGCAGCCACGGGGCAACCGCAAACCGATAGCCGCTTTCATGCGAACTTGCGCGTGGCTGGCGAACTGACCGAGGCCCAAGCCGCGGAGCTTCCGATCCTTGACCCTGCACCATCTACCCCCATGAGGGTTTGGGCGTGAGAACGAACCTGAACGATACCGGCGCAGTCACCACGGCAATCAGCGTGGCCGATTTCAAAGTTTTCGGGCGCATCTTCCATACCCAAGATGACACGGCGCTAGCCGATATGGTTCTCGCCGCCACGCAGGTGATCGAAAACGAAACGCGGCGGGCGCTGATCACGCGTTCGTTCACCTATTCGCTGGAAGCGTTCCCCACCGATGGCGAAATCGTGTTGCCGCGTTCGCCATTCATTTCGGTTTCCAGCATCACCTACACCGACGCAGCCGGGGCCACCCAAACGCTTTCCGCGAGCGCCTACAACGCGTTCAGCGTCAACGGCATTGGGCGGGTGATCCTGAAGGGTTCGCAATCGTGGCCCAGCACGCTTGGTGAGGGGGCGCTTGATGTGTCCGTGGCATTCACGGCGGGCTATGGTGCGGCGGCCGCGAACATCCCCCGCGCCCTGGTACACGCGTGCCTGCTGCAATGCAGCCACATGTACGACAATCGCGCGAGCGTGGCGATGGCTGCGGCACCTGTTGAAATCCCGATGACCGTGCGCCGGTTGATCGTGCAGTATCAGGACGGGGGCTACTGGTGAACCCCGGCAACATGCGCGTGGCGCTCGAGCTGCTGGGGGCCACTACCGCGCTGGATACCTACGGGCAGCCGATCCGCACGGTGAACGCGGCGGGCACGGGAACCATCCTGTTTGCCGAGATCAGCGACGCGACCCCCAGCGAGCGCATGAACCACAAGCAACTTGACCAGGTGGTGACGCATCGAATCCGCCTGCGGTGGAATCCAAATGTGAGCCACCGCAGCCAGTTGCAAACCGTATCGACCGAGGGCGGGATGACGCGTCGGGTGTGGGAAATCGTGACCGTGACCGATTGGCGCGAGCGCCGAGAGTTCCTTGATTGCATGGCTACGGAGATCGTCCAGTAATGCCAAGCGCGCGCCAACGCCTGATTGTGGAAGGGATGCCGGAGTTCCGGAAAACCATCCTTGCGATGACCGGCCGCGAACTGGATGACACCGTCCTCAAGGTGTTGCAGGAGATGGGCGAGCCAACCCAAATGGCGTTGCTCCAGTACTTCGATTCCCTCACCGGCAAGCATGATGGCGAGAGCCTGCAACGCGCATTGCAACACCGCTGGTGGAACAAGAATCGAAAGCAGGGACTCCCCGTGGGCTTTACCCGAAACCTTGCCATTCAAGCCCTTGTGCGCGATGGCAAGGATGGGTGGGGCTTCAAGGTGGCCAAGCTGAAGCGCGGCGTGGGCTACCTGCTGCGCTTGAAGGCGTGGGGCCCCGGCATGTTCCTGATGGAGTCCGGCCGCCATTCGAAGCGTTCCTACCGCGGGTTCAACGGGGCGTTTTCGATCCTGAAGCGGTTTCGGTACACGGCCGAAAGCCAATTGAATCGAAAGTTGCCCGAAGTCTTTGAGCGCCTAGCGGCCAAAGCCGCGGCGCGGAATGGGGTGAAATGAGTAGCACCATCATCGCAGCCATCCGCCAGGGCTTGGTTCAGAACACCGCTGTGACAACGCTGGTGCCGGAATCCCGGATCACTTCCGCGTATCGCCAGGACACCGGAACCCTGCCCGCCATCGTGCTAACGGTGCAGACTGACGAGGCGGTGAGTCCGTCATTCCCCCGCACCGATTGCCTGCGCCGTATGGGAATGAACATCGAGTGCGTGGCGGCCAGCCTGAAGGCCGCGCGCGAACTAGGCGAGATCGTGCGCCGCGCAATGCATGGCGCAGCCGGTACGGCAAGCAGCACAACCATCCATGAAATCCGTGAAAACGGCATCACATCAACTTATGATGTGGGCGCAGAAGGCACGGAAACGGGAATCCACATCGCGGTGGTATCGGTCGATGCCTACTACCGCGCGCAATCGGTTGCACCCACCACCATCACTACCCCCGGCGGGTAACACAGAGAGGAAACGCACATGGCCGCATTCACGAGTTTCGGAACCACGCTCAAGGTTGGCCCACTTGCCAGCGGCGCTTATTCAGCGCCAAGCGCAGCGGTTGGCGAAATCCTTTCGCTAAACCTTGATGGCCTCAAGCTCAACACCATCGATGTTTCGAACCTGGGCAACCAGTTTCGCACCTACGCGGCGGGCCTGATCGATAGCGGCACCGTGTCGCTTGAGGTGAATCTTGATCCCGATGACGCGCAGCAGGTGACCGTGCTGGGCCAACTGGATGTGACCGCGGCCACCACACGCCCGGCGCTGAAGTCCTGGCTGATCACTTTCGGAACCACCGGAAATCTTGGTGCAACCTTCGCGTTTATCGGGTTTGTGACCGATTTCAGCGTGAAGGGTGCGATGGATTCGGCGGTTACCGCGTCGATCAGCATCAAGATTTCCGGAAGCGTTGCCTTCACGGATGTGGACTAAACCGTGAGCGACCTGAAAGCCAAGTTTCTCGCTCTCCGGGCCACCGTCCCCACCGAGCAGGTGACGGTGCCCGGAGTTGGCGTTGTGACCATGCGCGGGCTCACCGCAGGCAAGCGCGACGAATGGGAGCAGCGGATTTGGAGCGCCAAGGGAAAGACCCTCACCAACATCCGCGCCAGCCTCGTGGCCATGTGCGCGTATGACGGTGACGCTCCGATGTTCAGCGCCGCGGACATCGAAGCCATTGGGGACATGCCCGCATCCGTCATTGATGAGTTGTACGACATCGCCACGCGTCTTTCGGGCATGGGTGCGAAGGACAAGGAAGCCATCGAAAAAAACTGATTGAGCGGCCGCTACGCAGGTTCATGTTTCAGTTGGCGCTTGCGTTGGGCCGCACAGTTGCGGAACTAGAGGAAACCATGTCGAGCCGCGAACTAACCGAATGGATCGCATACAACGCCATCCAGCCTTTCGGTGATACGCGCGCCGATTTGCGTTCCGCGATCATCGCCAGCACCGTAGCGAACTGCCACCGCACCAGCGGCACACCTTTCAAGGTGGCGGATTTCATGCCCTATGAAGACAAGCCCAAGGGCGCGCCGCTGGATGCGGTGAAGCAGTTGCGCGCCATGTTTGGAGGAAAGCGCAATGGGTAATGTCGCAGCGTTCAAAACCCGTATCACGCTTGAATCCGATCAGTACATCGCCGGGTGGAAGAAGGTGGAATCCGCTACCACGGACAAGGTGAGCGGTATTGAGAAGGCCATTTCCAAGGGCATGAAGTCTTGGAGTAACTCGATGGGGAAAGCCATCGGCGGGTTTCTTGGAATCCAGCTTGCGGACACGCTGCTAAAGAGCATTGATGACACGCTGAAGAATCCGATTTTCAACACAACCGGCGCGAACATCGCCTACGCCATCGGCGATGGTTTAGCCAAGACCCTCGAAAGCATCCCGGTGGTGGGCACCATCGGAAAGATGCTTGGGCAGAGCGAGAGCGGAGACATGGAAGCGCGGCAAAAGGCCAGCCGCGACGATGCCGCGCGAAATGAGCGGATGCTTGCCGTGGGTTCCAAGATGGTTGCCGATTTGGAGAAGCAGCGCGAACTAGCCGCCGCGGTGAGCGACGAACAGCGCACCCGCGTGGAGCGAGCGCAGCGCCTGGCGGAACTTGAGAAGCAGTTGAACGATCAGATGGCGAAAGAAAACGCCACCGGGCCGCAAATCTTGGCGGCGCGCGAGAAGCTGCGCGCGGCATTTGAAGCCACGAGCGCGGCGCAGGATCAGGCAATACAGCGGCAGGAACGCGAGAAGATGATTGCCGATGAACTGGCAGACGCAGAAGCGAAGCGGTTGAAAACACAGGAGGAAGCAGCCAAGCGCGCCGAAATGCGCGCCGCCGCCGAGGAGCGCCGCGAGGAATCCGTGATCAATTTCATGGAGGAATTGCAGGATGCGCTAGACGAGCGCACGATGACCGAGGAACAGTTGTTTCAAAAGAAGATGGATCGGTTGGGCCTTGACGCGCAGGAACAAGAGAACGC